TTTTTGTCATGTTTTGTATTGGATCCCGCAAACATGAAACGGGACTGTTCATTGTACACTCCCAAATGGGTGGAGCCGTGCAGTCTCTCGGCATTTTGGTTAGCACGTAAATATTTACAGAAAATCAAACGTTTTGGTCCGTTTAAAATGTACAACCCAACTACTCAAACCAACCAGGCAAATAAAACGGGACATCAGTGCGATGAGCATGGGTGAACTCAACAGATCTATAAAACTTCTCGATCTCTATTTGTTGGTCAGGCGTAGTTCCAAACGCCAACCAAAAAGAGAATCGGGTTTCAGGGGATATACCAGATATCCGACGAGACATGCCTTTGCTCAACCACGCCAACCCACCTGTCAACTCAATTTCAACGTTAAGATTACGACGCCTACTATTTTGGCGAGTGCGCTCAACAGTTATCCCATGAGCTACACGTATTAAGGAACAATAAAAGTCTTGATAAACAGGAATACCGCCGGTAAGGCTTAAACCACCTTGCCCGACGGCATCCAACCAAGACTTGCAAACAGTGGAGGAGGATAAGATCTTAAGGCTTAAACAATCCTTCGCAATTGCTTTCGGGAAATTACGCACCATAATGTACGAATCATCGATAAATACCGGGTGAGTTTGACAAAACTCAATACCTTCAATATAATCGACTGGTTCCTCAATTTTCATATTGAAACCCATTTCCAAAAACCATTGTCCCAATCCATCAGTAAACTTTTCCAAATCTGAACGTTCCATGATTACAGTGCAGTCATCGCCATTATTGGCCAACGATACATGCACCCCACGGATCTCAGCATATCTATGTACTAACGCACACATGATAAGACAGTTGCCAAGAGCAGTATTAATATCACCACTCATACGGCAACCATCAGTGATGTATTTTAAAATACCATCACGACAAGTTCCGATAACCTTATTTCTGAGTTGCCACTTTAACAACTTACGCAATTCCCTGTTGTTGCCAAAAATAGCGTTATATACTGAGTGCTCCCAACGGAGAGCATCAACACTAACATGTTGGTCAAAACGACTAGCATCTAGACCAACAGCAACAGGATTACGAAAGGTGTCCCATTTTTGTTTGAAGATTCGCCCAATTTGCTGAGCATTATATCCTTTGAGAACAGTGGGCCCGCCAAACACACGCCCAATTGCAGCATATACGTGGTGTTCCACTGGTCTCAAAAACTTCCCAACTTCCACATTGTATCTCGGATCCCTTGGGGAAATAACTCTGGGATCGGGGTCCGGCTTGTCGTCCGAGTTAATAAACTCAGCCTTAACAAACGCTTTAATTCGTGCATCCCGCTGGTCAATACCCTTGGTAAGTAATGAATCAGCAGCATTTTGATAAATTGTCCTCCTGCGACCCTTGTAGTAATCAACAAATTCTTGTTGACTCACAGGGGTGGTCGAACGAAAACAACGCACAATAAGTCGGCGAAATCCACCGAGATGCTTACTATAAGCCCCCTCAATTGGTTTAGGTGTCGGTTGACCTTTAACAGTAAGAACACGGGTCAACACACCTCGAGCGAGATTGTTTAGAGATGAATTATGTACAAGATACCGGTTCGGAGGAGAAAACCCCGATATCTGAAAGTACCGCCTTACATGCGGCAGGGCACCCAAGTAACGCTTAATGGTCAATGCGGGATGAGACAAAGTAGTCTGTATAGCCTCAACCCCCACCAGCGTACCCAGGCACCCCTAACTCAATTGAAAGCCCTTCATACGGCCAAACAAGCCGTACAAGGACTCCCACATGCAAGACACCAAATCGTCACGAACATGAGCCTCACGCGTGGCACCAATTTGATAAGCCAAAATATCTTGGTCACTTGGAATAAAAAAGACCGCTACACACACATCAAGGGATAACGCAATGTGTGAGGGTCTCATGCCACGCTCCTTCATGAGATCACGTATGAACTTGCGAACCATTAACTGATTCGCTCGTGAACGCTTCAGCAACCCAAATTCAGCCTTCGCAGCAGAGATACAACGGGCCTGAAAAGGTCCTTTTTGTCCCCACTTCAAGGTTATAAACTCTTCATTCTTCTCATCTCCAACTTCCTCATCATTGACCCGGGCCAACAGGTCAACGGCGAGTAGTTCCACACTCAATGGCAAAGTCTTAGGCCTACGAGGAGTTAAGTAGACTAAGAGAGCAATAATGCTCAAAAGCACTGATATGACAATGTAAGACAACATATGGCGAG